AATAATAGCTGATTTTGGAGCATTTTATTTTCAAGCGTAAAGATAATTATCTTATTGCTATTTCCTTGCAAAATCCAGCCTTCTGGAAGTTGTGGTGTTATTGTAGCGTTACCTTTAAAATTGATCTCTATACCTGCGACACCTGAAGCCGATTCTAAATAACACTCACCATTATCACAAATAAAAGTAACAACTTCTTCAAGTCGTACTCTAGGTTTATATTTTTTATTTACACTTATTGCTTTCATTATTGTCCTAATATTTGATTAATTAATGCTACTAAATCCTGAACATTAACTATACCATCACCATTCATATCTGCATTTTCTAATTCATCTTCAGTATTATTTATTATTGCTCCTAACATCATAACTGCATCTAAAATATTTAATCCACCATCTCCATTAACATCTCCCAATAGACCTTGAGAACCAATATGATAAAATGGTATTTCCATAGTAATTTCAGGATAACCTATAATTGATGCTTTAAAAACATAATCAACTCTACCTGTAAAATCATCAGGAAGTGTATATTTATTTTGAAGTGTGACTGATCCATAACCTTGGTCTGTAATAACAGATTTAGAAATTAAAGGATTTGCTAGTTGTTCTCCAACTTCATAATCATCTTCTCGTGGTTCAATAGTCAATTCATCGCCTTCAGGTAATTCTATAGTAAAACTTTCAGAAGTATTTATATACCAAACATTACACATCCAATAATCTAAATAGTCTGTATCTATAATGGCGTTCACATTATTGAGTGGCAAAATATTTCCTGATGCCCAAAAAACATTAAAGTAATTTTCTTCAGTAACTTCTTCATCTATTATATTGTCTGCATATTTAGATTCATCAAAAAGCGTATCTAAATTCCAATTACCATTTCCTGCTACTTCTCCATAATCAGTTCCATCTTCCCAATTATCAGGAAATCCATATTCACCTCTGTGAACTTGTATTGCTTCTACACTTACCTTTTGTAAAGATTTGCTAACTTTTGTTATAAAAAATGCAGGATAAATTAATTGACCATTTTTATTGGTGTGTATTGTATAATCTTGACCAAATGCAAGTTTTCCACCTAATAATTCGTCAAACTTTATGTAATCTCCTGCCTCTAAGTGCATATAATTTACAGGTAAATCAATTTTAGTAATTAAATGTTGATTAGCATACCAACAAGCAAGTCTTTTTTGTAATTTTCTTGCTATAGTTTCATCTCTTATGTATTCACTTTCTACTTCTAATTTAGTTTCTTCTGATTTTAATCCATAATAATCTATAGAATATTGTTTTTCAGGTTCATCAGGGTAAATAGTTTGTGTAACTTCATCATAAGTAGGATAATCCTCATCATTTCCATCTCCATCAGAAAAAGAATAGCCTACTTCACTATCAAATTCACCTGAAGCATAATTTTTATTGTATCTAACAATAACTTGGTTATATACATCATCTATTTTACTTAATTCAAATGAATATTTAATAACATCTTGATTATTTATAATAGGCAAATCTTCTGTTGTTTCTATAATTTGATCTAAATTAATAAATTTAAATTGCCCCTCAGAATCAAAAGATGGTATAATTAAAGATGATTTAAACAATCCTTCAAATATTTCTTTAGCTTCTTTTTGTTCATTTAAAGTAAAACTATTTTGCCAATCATTATTTTCTGATAATTCAATATTTCCATTATAATTTAGTTCGCTTTTTAAAATATCTTCCATAATTTTGTCAGGCGATACAATAACTTCATCATTACTCATTCTTCCTGCAATATCACCATAAAAATCTTGTTCTACAGGGTTATCAACAACAACATCTTGCAACATATAACAATTAAATAATTGGGTTGCAACATAACCTTTGTCATTTCCATGAGTATTACCCCTAATAGGATATTGTGGTATACCAAATTGAAGGCTATTAAACGCATTAGTTGTATTAAATGTTTCTGATATTCCTGAACCATTAAATTTTCTTACAGTTTGTTGTGTGCCTGATTGGCTGTCATCATAATCATCAACCCAATGCTCCCAACCATGGTCATTAGTTGGTATAGCAGGAAAATTAACTTCTTTATTGTCAAACTGAACTAATAAATCATTTGCTTCTGAAGCTGTACTGCTAGGCAACTCTAAAGATATAGGAAGAAAATTATTTGTCCAAAACGAAGCAGGGTATGGTTGTTTTTTATTACCAACTCCAGCTTCCATTCCGTTAAAAGAATGATATTCAGCATCATATACAATTTTTGACACACAAGGAAAACTACCAATATTTTCTTCAAAAATCATACGAATATAAGCACCACCTGATTTGTTATGTTCAGGTCTTGCTCCATCAGGATTTCTTCCACCTAAATATATCCCACTTGTTTTATCGCCATCTTGTAGTCTATTTACAGGAAATGAAGGACTTCTACCTTCTTGTAACCATCTATTATCAATAGAACTAAATACACCTCCATTTACATTCAAATTACAAGCAGTAGGTTCCCACCAAGTTGTAGTTCCTCCATCTCCCCAATCTTTTTCATATCCAAGCCGACCTGTAACATTTTGGTCAAATTCCCAAGGTAACCACATATTCTCATCAAAATAATTAGTAAAACCATAAATTCTATTTATAGCATCAACATCATCACCTTGATTATTATCACAATAAGTAAAACACTCAACTTCTTTGATAGGTCTAAATGCTCTTGTAGGAATACCATTTATATCTTTACTTACTATAACTGCATCAGAATTAATTTCAATAGAAGCAGAAGTATTAGTTCCATTACTTTGTTGAAAATTATAAACATTAGAATTAGGAGCAGACAAATCTTCATCACCCCAATTATCAGGAATATCTTGTAAAATAGGTGTAAAATTATTTGAATAAACAGATAAATAGCTTCCTAAAGGTAGCCAACCATTTTGAACTAAATCATGAGATTCTGTAATAATATTACTACCATAGTTATCTTTCTCAGGAAATCCCCAAGGACCTGCTAATTCTCTACCTTTTTTGTCTATATCAAATTGTGTGATTTGGTTTTCTAATTCACCCATATCATTAAAACCACTAGAACGTGGAATTAAAGGTGATTTATCAACATACCCATATACCATAGGATAAGGTTTGTTTTTATCTTTTTCTCTATATGGCTCATCAATATCATCAGGAACTAAAGAAGAAGGTATTTTAGTTGTAAGCATTTGCTCTGTTATATCTTCTAATTGTAATTTAATAGATTCTGCCGATTGATTAAAACGCCTCACAGTTCCTGTGTACACTAATAAACAATCATCAAGACTATCTAAGCCGTTAGCACAATAATACACTTGACATACAGCGTTTAATAAACTTTGAATACCATCACTAAATATCTTTCCATTATATGGAGCATTAGATATAGATAAAGATACACTAGAAATTGTGTATTTGTTGTTAATTACATCGGCTGAAGATTTGACACTAGGAGCATTAAGAAGTAATGGATCAAAGGCAATTCCATCTAAATTTGTATCTTTAATAGAAAGATTAACTGATTCAGCTTCATTCCAAGTATCAGGCTCATCTAATCTTACATCTTTATATAATCTAACAACTGGAAATAAAGAAGTCCTAATACCATTGCCTAGAGCCGATTTAAACTTTGGAGGCAGTTCTAACATTAACCTATCCCAAAATCACTACCCCTACGGACAGCTTCTTTAATTGATTCTGCAAGTTCTCCTTCAACAAAATCTTGTGTCATTACATTGCCTGTAACAGTAATATTAACTGCACCACCACCACCTTCATTCATCATATTTAATGTTTCTAAGCCGATAGATTCAACTGCATTTCTACTCATAACAAATTCACCTCTTTCGGCTTCAATAATAGTACCACCTTGAGAGTGTGGTCTACCACCTACATAACCACCTTGTTCATATTGAGTAAACCCTCCTACTGCACCACCACCACTTGTTCCTTTCATTTGATTAATAGAATTATAAATATTAGCAACTCTAGCAATACCTCCAGCATAAACTGCTGCTGCTGCTAATGTTTTAAATCCAATAGGAGCTTGTGCATAAGCATCAGTTGCTGCTTCTTGTATATTAATACCAGCTGCTATAGCTTGTAATGTGGCTGTTGCTATTGCAGAGCCTTTAAATGATTCATTAAAACTAGCTAAATTACTTGCTAACATAGCATATACATTTATTGAATCTAACATAATTTTATTGGCATCTTTATCAGCATTAGCTTTTTTATTAACTTTATCAATTAAATCATTATATTTATCAATCAAAGCATCTAAACCTTTTTCTTGTTTATCTGTTAATTGATTGAGCCAAAATAATTGTTCAGCTTCTGCTATATCAGCTTCTAATTTTAATAATTGTGCTTCAGTAGTTTTATCGTATGCTTCTTCTAATTTTTTAAGTAAATCTTCATTAATAATTAATGCACCATTGCTTTTCTTTTTTAGATCTGTTTCTTCCTTAAGTTTTCCATTTATAACATCAAGATTGGCACTATATTCTAAACTAGGTACTAATAGTGCTTGTAATATAGCAACTTTATCCTGCAATGCTTTAACAGTTGCTTCAGTTTTCACACTTGCTTCCCCATTTTTCTCTATTTCTTCATCCATTGCTGTTGTAGCTTTTTCTAAATTTTGTATCATAGTTTCAAATACAATATTTAATTTTTCGGAATTAACATCAGTAAAATCAATAAACAAACCACTTAAATCATCAAATTTACCACTTGAAATATCTAAAGCAGTAGCAAAACCTGATTGTTTACCTGATAAAGTTGTAAGACTTAAACCAAAGTCATCAAGAAAATCTACAACATCATTTTTATTTCCAAGATGAGTTAAAACATCAAGAACTTCTGTTGAAGATGTTGTAAGTTCATCCATTGATTCTTGTGCTTTTTCTTTTTCAAGCTGTTTCATTAAGCCTGTAAACTTTGTAACTTCAATTCCTGCGTCACTTAAATTTTTAACTAATTTTTCCATAGGTCCAGCATTCATATTAAATACCCAATCAGAAAAATCATCTAAAAGTTTTGTAATGCTAGGAGTAATCATTTTACCAAAAGATATTCCAACATCACTTAAAGTAGCACCAAATCTATCAAAACTATCTTGTGTTGATTTAGTTTCAGGACCTAAAGATTTTACTTTATTTCTTCCTGCTTCTAAAGCAGCATTAAAAAATGCTTGTCTTTTTTCTCCATCAGTTAATTGGTCTACTGATTTACCTAATTCGTTAGCATAATCTTCATAAGCCTCATTAGATTTAACAACAATACCAATATTATCAAGCATTTTAACAGATTGACGACCAAGACCTGTAACAATAGATTCAATAGAACGCTTAGTATCTACACCTAATGCTCTACCAAGACGTTGAGCCATATCAAACATTTCAGACATTTCATCTGAATTTTTAGTAACACCAAGAACCATAGCACTATTAGCTTGTTCAAAAAGCTCCATTTCACTCATAGTATTATCAGTTGCTAATTTTAGTTTTGTCATAGATATAGCAGCATTATTACTTCCACCACTTAAAGTGTTAAAGGCTTTTTCCATTGATTCAACTTTAGCAGTTTGTTTTGCAAGTTGTGATAATTGTCTAACACCAAGACCCATAGCAAAGTTAAATAAAAGCATATGTGAACGCATAGTAGCAAAAGAATGATCTAAAAGACGATTGTTACGAATCATACCTTTAGTTTGTATTCCTACTTTCCCCATAGCTACTCTCATTCTTTCAAGAGCAGTTATATTACCTCTATAGGCTTGTTGTAAAGTTTTTGTTGAAACATTTAATTGTTTCCAACTTTTACCTTGAGCTTTTAATTGTGCTGTGAGCTTCATAGCCTCTTTATTTGCTCTAGGTATAGTTCCGCCGTATTTTTCTGTAGCTTTTTGTAGTTCTTCTATAGCTCTAACTAAAGCTCTGTCGCCCATCGGCTTAAACCTTACTATAATATCATCAGCCATCTTGTTTCGCCTTTTCTTTTATTGTGTTCATCTTCTTTGCCATAGCATTTTTAATTATAAAAAAATATTGTACCCATCTTGCAGGTTGTTGCCCATAATCTCCTGAATGTGCAGGTGTGCCTGTTTCAGTACAATATATATACTTGTTCATTAGTTTGATGTAATTTTCATCTCTAACATAATTAAAACAAGCAAAGAAAGGTATTTGACTTGCTATACTTTTTGCTATGTCAAACTCCTTCCCTTTTTCTTCGTTAAATTTTTTAGTTTCTTGGGCAATTAAATCAATAACTGCCCATATATCATCTTGTGACTTAAATTGTCGTGTTTCGTATCCGTTTTCTGTCTTAACAGGTAACTGTGCCTCGTATGGAAATTCACAATATTGACAGCCTCCACAGCCGTCAGACATAATAGTCAGTTCTACTTGGAGGCTTTCTCTTCCCCCACTAAAAGATATTCCTGCATTTTAACAAAAATTTCAGTCCTATCACTTAAAGTGAGTGATTTTAGAAACTTATCAGATGTATCGCCATCAACACCAAGACGAATCCACTTAGTCATAGTAGTATTCATCATTTTCATGCCTTTGGTATTACCTTTTTCATCATATAGGTATTCTACAGAATCAAGCATTTCATCTCTCTCATCTATAGATACATCTTTTAACTTAATCTTCTTACCAGATTCAAGTTTTATTTCCATTGTTTATTCCTTTATTTTAATTAACAGCCAATTTCAAATAATGCTGTACTTGAGCCAATACCTGCTCCTACAGCTTTTACTGAAACATCTAAGTTCATCATATCGCCTTCACTTAAAGCAACACTAGTCATTACAGAACTTGCAAATTTAAAACCAAAATTAGCATCAACAACACTAGCTTGATGATTCATTAATGTAGCTCCTTCTGAAGCACCTGTTACTTGATCATGAAAGTTTTCAAATAACACATCAGTATTAGCATCATATTTAATGTTAAAATCAGCAGAAGCTGAAACTTCACCAACTCTTGTTGCTAATTCATAACCTGTAGATGTGCAACCTGCAAAAACCATATCATTTTCTACATTTAATGTAAATGAATTTACTAAACAATTAGCTACTCCAGCAACGATTCTATCATCAGCATCCCAACTACACATATAGTAATTATTTGCTGTAATTGCTGTATCTATTGCAATATCAGTATTAGTTAAATCAGCAGGTAAGCTACCTGTTTTAAATGTAGCAGAAAACTTAACTCTACCACCTTCGGTTCCCATATCGCCATTTAAAGATAAACTTGTACAAAAACAATCTTTAAAAGCTAAAGTATTACCACTTGATGGTGATTTATAAGCTATAGAAAATATTTGTATATCTGTTTGATTTGTAGTCGCAGTTGTAAATGTTTGCGAACCAGCATTTGATGCAACAGAATATGGTGCAGAATTATCTGCTGTAATATTAGTTAATAACATATCTAATACTTCTGTTGTAGCTGTGCCACTTACAGATATTTCTATAACTTTTGCTTTGTTATCTTGAAAAAAGTCAGTAGCCTGTAATACACGACTTCCTGTTCTTGGTTCAATTACTTGGTTTAAATTCAGAGAAGGACTACCAACAGAATCCACATCAACAGCAACCCAACTAAGGTCAGGAGTGCCACTACTGTCAGGATTCAATGTACCGAAGTCATCTTGCTCTGCTATTAAAAATGAAAATTGCTTAGGTGAGTAAGCGTTTGCATCAATAGCCATTATTTATCTCCTTTTTTTACTTTTTTTACTTTTTTAATTTCTTCAACGTATTCCCAAGCAGACTTTGGTACTTTATCAACTTCTACTTGCACACCTGAATTTATTTTATCTAATAAAGTAGAACAAAATCCTTCTTTTTTAAAACACCAATTAGATGTTATTGGTTTGTCCTTACTTATTAATTTAATCTTCATAATTACTCCTAGTCTAAATTACTTAAATGTTGCCCTCTCCACTCAAACTGAACAACATATTCGTTTTCATCATCTAAAGCGTTTAACTCTGTAGACACTATTCTACAATTAAAACAATCTGTATTGTTTGTCAATGTCATTTTAATGTTATCGTGTATTAACGCCTCAATTCTTGATACAAATCTTAAAACATGGTCTAATGATATTTTGTTTACGTTAGGATCAGCAAAGTAATAAAACATATTTACTTGATACTCTCGTAGTTCACCATTAACATTATATTCACTTAAATTGCTACCTACAGGGTCTAGCCTTAAATATTGAGAACCTTGCTCTTTTTGTTCGTGACCAATATAAACAGGTAAAGCACCCTTAAATTCTGTCCTTAATACACTTCGTAATTCATCTAGTATATTTTTAAAATCATTAGTAAAAGTTATAGGCATTAGTTATTATACCTTCCATATTTTCTAGTTCTAGTCATTTTAACAGCTTTACCTTCTGAATTATCTACCTCTTCATGTCTACCAAATACTTCAATTTCCCATTCATCATTAGCAGTAGCTTCTGTAGAATCTGTACTTCCTGCAAACCTAATCTCTAAACCACCTGCTAATTCTTGGTAATCTCCATTAATAATTTTATTAGTAACTATTTGATTATTTTTAAGTTTATCTCCGTCTTTAACCCAAACATTATATGTTGCCGTTCCTAAAACGCCACCAGTACCTATTTTAACTTTAACTAAATCATAAGTACCTGTCCATTCACCTCTTGTATCTACAGGTCTAATTTTGCCTGATGTATAAGTTACATCTCTTACTACACCTTGAGATGAATCTCTTGTAACTTGCCAAGATAAAGCTGCTCTGCCTTGATTAATGTTTTCAATGTTTAAAGTAGCTTCTTGCATTAGAGCGTTAGCAAGTTCACTATTGGGATCATGGCTTTTAATCATGAAATTAGCAGCAAGTAAAGCCGTAGTACGAATAATAATGTAATCAAAATTACCTTCTTTGTCTTTTAATGCTTCTTTAGGCATATTAGGATCTAACATACTATCAAGGTATCTACTTGCATCAGTTCTATACTGTGTAACTACATTTGTAAATTGCTCACCTACTTCTATTAATAAATCAGCAGGATTAAATGTATTTGCATAAATTAATACTTCATCAGCATCAGATCCATATAACCATTGATTTTCTTCTGTCCAAGTAACACCTATATAAATATCTAAATTTGTATTATGTGTAGCAGTAGCAGTTCCTAAAAACCCTCTTTCAACTGTAAGTCTATTAGATGATATGTTAGTAATTAACATTTTTTCATCTTCTATTTTAATAATATCGCCATAAGCAAAAACACTACCATCTACAACATCTATTTGTGTTTCTATTATATCTATTGCTTCATCTGTATTTGTTCCAGAATCAGTATAATTCTCAGTTTTTTGATAAGATGATAGGTCTTGTCCATCTTTAAATAAATCTGTTACTAAACCTGAATTATCGCCTTGATATAAACTAAATCCAGCGTGTGTAAATAATGCTGTCCAACCATATATAGGTTTTTTACCATCAAAACTATCAAGTTGAGGAAATACTCTCTTTAATTCTTTATGTGTACAATATATTGCTGCTGTCGCCATTTATCCTCCTACCACATTTTACAAGACCAATATCTTGGTGTTGTTTTATCTTTTGCTGTAGCACATTTATGTCTTGCTCTAAATGATTTTCTACGAGCAGGGTTATTTTTTCTAATTTTCATATTAGGATCACCAAAAGTTACTCTCTTAGTTCTGCCTCCATCATTAACAAATACTTGGAATTTTTTTCTTCCATAACTAGCTTGTCCTTTTCTAATACGACTTGGTTTATTCAAACGAACTGTTCTACCTCTATACTTAGCCATTTCACTTTTTCCTTTTGCGTGTTTTTTTCGTTTTTTTCTTTTTACTTTTATATATTGATTTAGGCATTATACAAATCCTATTATTTCAATTTCTGAATCTATTTTACTATTAACACTTCTTGCTGATATGTCTATAAGACCATTTTCTGTATTCGCACCAGCATTAATACCACCACTATGAGCCGAATCATAATTAAGACTTACTACAAATTCTGCATTAGCAGGACCTGAAATATCAATAGCACCTGTTTCATAATCAATAGTTCCTGTAGCAACACCTTGAATATTACCTTTACCATCGTCATAAGCAAAAGCCATTTTATTTTTACTTTGAACATAATCTGCTCTACCAAATATTGTATCATCAGGTAATTTAGCAGCAACTGCACCTTCTATACTCCCAATAGCAGGTATTCTTCCTACTCCAAATGGTGTTGTACCACTTGATGGAGCAGCTAAAGCAATAGCTGAATTTCTTGTTCTGTTTCCTGATGTAAATCTAATATCTCCGTTTACTATACTTACAGTTACTTTTTTCTCAAATAAATTTCCTGATGTATAGAATTGAGTATCTAAAGCAGCTTGTATTTTGCTTATCACACCATTATTGCCACCAAAATTTAAATTACTAGCATCAGTTGTAAATGCTAAATCTGCAAAAGTTGAACCACCATCAACTGTAATATTAAATTGATATGTTGTAGAAGCAGCTAATCCACTATGAGTTGAAGGCGTAATACCTGAAAGATTAAATTCTTGGTATCCTGCATTATAAAACTTAAATGCTAAAGAACCTTTAACTATACCTGTAGGATAAGTAGCACTTCTACCATAACCAAATAAATTTTGTGCTGTATATCTACCTGAACCATTAGTTTGTGCAATACCTAAAGCATTAGCATCATCATGATATTTATTGTATGCTTCTTGAGTGTTAAACCAAGGCAAATAAATATTAGCACCATTTACATGCCCAGTTGTTTGAGATGATGAATTTCCTGTAATAGAACCAAACAATCCTCTTTCTACTGTTAATGTATTAGTAGAAATACCAGTAACTCTCATTATCTCAATGTTAGTAGCAGTAGTTCCTGTAGTTGTTCCAAGCTGAATTAAATCGCCAACTCTAAAATAATCTCCATCATCTACATCTATTGCTGTTTCAGAACCGTCTACATCTTCTGCTAAATTAGCGACACTATCTACATAAAGTTTGCCACTATTAACATCATAACCACCATTATTGTCTACAGTTTTAGCATTAGAACCTGAAGTATCTGTGCTATATCCTAACATCCATTGATTAGGTATAACCATATATTCATTACCACCTAAAAGTTGTGTAATATATAAATCTTCTGTGTATTGGTCAATATTGCTACTATCTTGATACTCATTAATATGAAATTGTAATTCAACAGATACTGGACTGTTGTTTTTAATAATTATTAATTTTGAACCTTTAAGTAAACTGGCATTAGTTTTACTTAATGTTGCTAAAGTTATAAAGTTATCAGTATTGTCTAATTTTGAAATCTCTTGATACACTTCTGTGTATTGATCAGACATAGAACATAAATATTCTCTGCCTTCTTGTGTTGATACTGTTAAATTTGCGTCTAATCTTGCCATTTTTTCTCCTAGTTTATGTGGTACAATACTTGTACTCTTAAATTAATATCGTCTGTATTTGTTTCGTTCTCTACAAAACAAGCAACTACTTCACCTGCTGTAACACTTGAACTATCTATACTAGCTCCTACAGTCTTAATTACGCTTCTATCTACACTTGTTGCTTGTCCATTTGCAAGTAAAGTTCCATTTGTTAAATTACCATCACTTGTTCCACCTGCATTAGTCATTGTAAATTTATAAAGATGAACATTAATTGTAGTGTCTGTATCTGTGTCTGTAGATACCATAAATGTCACATTATCAATAGTTATATTAACAGGAGCATAAAAAAGCATATTAACAAGTTCATCAGTTGTTGCACCTGCATCAAAAGTTGTATCAGGGTCAGTTCCTGTGCCGTTAGAAAGTTCAGCCATAGCAAATTGTTGAAAACTATTACCACTACAAGGAACAAAATAATGAGTTCCTGCTACTGGAACTAACCTATAAGAAGCAAATTCTAAAATTTGTGTATTAGCATAAGTTTGTGTAGCATTTACTTTAACACAACTGTTGCTAGTATCTACAGTCATTATGTTACTTCCTGAAGCATCTCTAACTCTTAAAGTTGTAGTGCTATTGTCATTATTGGGATAAATAACAAGACTGTCATCACTTACAGCTAAACAAGTAGAAGTTCCTTCTCCATCTTCTATTTGGCTTGTTGCTGTAGAAACGCCATTAGTTTCATCTGCTACTTTAAGTAAACTTTTGTATGTATTTGCTGGTGATTTTCCTGCTAAACTTCCCATCTCTCTCCTAATCTATATAATATTCTAAAACTAATGTCCAAACCATGTCGTGTACTGCATTTGTAGGGTCTACTGATACAGCAATAATATCTCCTGCATTAAAAGAAGAAGCATTTGTAAAATCAAAAGTAAAAGTAACATCATCAGGAGTTAAATCTTGTGTTACCTCTTCTACAGCAGTTGCATTAGGCACTTCAGTTTCTGCTGTAGATATATGAAATCCAGCAGTTGTGCTTCTTGCAAATGTTTCGCTTCTTAAAAGTAATTTTTTAACTTTACCATCATAAGGAGGAACAAATGCTACATTTTCATTTCTACTTGTATTAGATGTATACTCAATATTATAACCTACAAGTGGTAAATAAAATTTATCTGTACCACTATTATAAACTCCTCCATTTAATACATGTAAAGTAGGCTGTTTAAGTAAAGATCCTGTAACTTCTAAATCGCCTTCAACTTTAACTTTGCCTTTATTTGTTGTACTAGGTGTTGGAGAGGAAATCTGTAAAATAGATGCTTCCCCTCCAATCTTTAATGGTTGCAAATTATCAGACAGAGGATAGCCGTCACCTAAAGTAACTTCATTAACTAATCTATTTCCTCTTGTCTTATAAGTCATTAATTATCAGACCTTAACCCTTTAATGAATCCTCTTACAAATCCACCTATAAAATTATCAAAGAAATCTATAAACCAAGGCTCTATCGTTTTATTCCAAAAGTTTTTAGTAAACTTCCATTTTGATAAACCTAAAGTCATACATCTACCCAATGTAGAAGCTGTACCTTCTACCCATCCACATATCTCTTCATTCGGAACTCTTTTAAGCAACCAAAGTACAACTGCTGTTCCTGTTCCACCTGCTAATAATCCTGCGTTATTTGATAAAAAATCTAACATACTATTTCTCCTTTATAATAGTTTCTAACATCTCTATACGGTTTCTAAGTCTTTCAACTTCTTCATCTAATTCGTTGGGTTCTTGAACGTACTTTAGGACTTTTTGTAATTTGAATTTTTTTGTGACTAATCTTAAAACTTCTTTGACTATCAACTTCTGTATTATCATTTCCTATTTCCGTCTATCAACTCACCCCACAATGAAGTTCTGCCGTTTATTATCTGTATAATGTGAACTGTAAATAGTCCACCTCTAAAAAAATCTACTATTGCAAAAGCATGTGCCCAATTAATCCTACGATTATCTAACCATTCGTTAGATTCAGGACCCATGTCCTTTAAACATCCGATACTCCAAGCAGACTTAGGTCCATCCATGTGAGTAGCAGACATTTGTTGCAAATCGTGCCAATGCCCATACATAACATTACATCCAAGTTTCCTTAAATGATTAGATGTATGGTATTGCCCACCATATTGATGTCCATGATATAGGTATAATTTACCTAATTTTAAGTGTTTTCCAAAGGGAATATATTTATAACCTCTATCTTTAAGGTTTACTGCGTTTTTAAACTTATATTGAGGTATATAAGGATATTTCTCAACGGCTAAATTAAGCCAATTATCGTGATTACCCTCTGTGATATACTTCTCTTCACAGTTCACTTTGTCTAAACTCTCGTCAATCTGATCCATACCAGCATTGACATCAACTATGTCTTTATCAAAATCTTCTATAAGGTATTCAAGAGGAGGTGCTTTTTTACGTTTAAATTTCCAAGCCGAAAACGCTTCCCATTCACCAACATCACCTAAATCTACATAAGCATCAGGCTTTACTATTTCTATTGTCTTTTTTAAGACATTTATAGAAGGTTGGTCATGCAAAGGAAAATGTTTATCTGGCGTTACAACTACTCGTTTAACAACACCTTTTGACAACTATTCTACCTCTTTTACTCTATTACTTAATTCTTTTGCCCTATTAGGTGTTTGTCTTGCCCAAAGACTATCTAA